CGTCTCATCTGATCGCGTCTCTCTAGTCACGTACGCTTCATCGTGTATCATGGAGCAGTGGTCCTGCCTTCGGCCTTGCGGCCTCAGGCTCTTACAACGAGTGTAACTTTACGTGCCGCGTGTGTATAGGATATCGTCTTAATCGCCGTAAAACATCGATTTCCTTGTGAATGTACTAGGTAAAAAAATACCATAAAAATTAACCTAAGTAAACAATCCTCTGGCATGTCGTAATACCATAGGGTTACCTAAAGGAAAAGGAAAAAAGGAATAAAATCCACTTAGTACATTCACAAGGAAAATATGCCGACCGGTGTTTATAGCTGTTGCTATATGATGACCGCGGCATATTTTACTGTAATTAGTACATTCATAAATTAGACGTTGTAAAGTATAATGGTATTATGACAGAGAAGAATATCAGAGCAAACATGACGCAAGAAGAGATTCAGCGAAGGAACGCTGAATGTATGTCCACGCAGCGTATAGCAAACCTGTTTGGATATACGGATAAATACATTCGTAACGTCATACACGCAAACAATATCCAGAACTGGACAGTTGCACCTACGAACCATAGGAACGGCAAGCCACGGCTTCTTTATCATCCTGATGACATACGTAAATATCTTAAACCTCGATTTGATCTCAAGGTTTTCAATCTCTTACACAACAAGAATCTACTGAGAGAAATACTCAGAGAAAATAAAATACTGTTAGACACAGTACGAGAAATAGTAGCGGAGTTGTCATGATACAGATCAAATGCAGCGATACCGGTAATACCGCGTCGCTTACTGAACTGATCGCTTTCCAGGGAGAAAGCAAGAAGCGATCTGAACAAGATGTACGTGATCTTGGTCAGAGTCTTTTGGAGGATGGTCTACTACAACCTTTTAGTGTCTGGCGCAATAGTGAAGGCGTGTTAAAGATCTTAGATGGTCACGGCCGTAAAGCAGCTTTAGAGTATCTCGCTCTTGAAAACCCGGATATCCTCGATCAGTTATTCCCAGTGATTTTGATCGAAGCTGACACTGAAGAAGAAGCGATTAAAGCTTGTCTTCAGATGATGTCTACTTGTGGCAAGATTAACAAAGCAGGCGTAGTGAAGTTTGCAGCGCCTGTTATTGGTTATAAGGCCCCTATTGTCATGAAGTCTACAGCGAAAGCAGTAAAGGTAAAAACCAAGACTGAGAGTAAACCTAATAAAGTAATCATAGGTGTTGAGGTTGACAAAGACAAAGTTAGTCAACTAATCTCTATACTGAAAGATGTGGAAGGCGTTAATGTCATTGTATGAAGATGATGAAGACATTACTGAAGAATCAACATCAGGCCAGTCTTTAACTGCAACCGTTAAAGCTTTCCTTGAGGGAGACGTAGATGGCTATTATCAAGAGCTGATGATAGCTCCTGATACAGACTCTATCTACGCGAAGTCTCAAGCAGCAGGTCTCACATTACAACAGTACGTGCAGAGAGACCCTGATAAAGCTATACGTGAAGCTGAAGGATCTCTACAACAGTGGCTTGAAATACAAGCCGCAGGTTCCCTTGAAGGTGTAATACACACGACTGAAGGCAAAAGAGTTCTCAGTCGTAACATGGCAAAGCTTCTTGATAACCGCGTAGCTTATGCGCAGAGAATGTTAGACCAGGTTAATGAGTTTGCATACACGGCATTTAAGGATGGTGAAAAGAGAAAAGACCATCTTATACGTACAGCATACACGAGAGCTACAGTCAAAGGTGACACTCGTATGCTCATCTATCTAATGGACCGTGTTGATGGTCGGCCTGGTGAGTCTAAAACAGTCGACCTTGATTATGACAATGCCTATAACGTGTACCAGATTATACACACACTGTTTGATAAACAGCTTGAAGTATTGAACTCTGGCTCTGGTACGAAGCTCATTTGTTGTTCTCGACGAGCAGGTAAAAGTCATTTGTTGACAGCAGCTTGTTTCATAGAGGCTCTTAGGCAGTCAAATACGACTGTACTATACATTGGCCAGACGATGGAAAACACTGAGTACATCTTCGAAAGCGCAGCCAATAAAATTATTGATAAGTGTAAGCTGAGAGACAAAAGAGGCAAGCGCCTCAATTGGCGACGTCTTGATAACGGCAGTCGTATACACATCTGTGGTCTAAGTAACACTCAAGACCCAGACAAGATTCTTGGTTTTGGAGCCAAGATCATTGTTGTTGACGAATTCTTCGCGCTGAAGGACAACCTCCTTGATTACCTTATAAAGGAAGTCCTTCGTCCAATGCAAATGGACTACGCGACTGAATATAAGTTTATCTGTGCAGGTACTCCCCCACGTATAAAAGGTACGTACGGTGAATATGCATGGAAGAATTGGAGCGTGCCTCACTACTTCTGGACTTATAAGGATAATCCATTCCCTGTTGACCCTGAAGCAAAAGAAGCTTATGTATTGAATGAACTCGCTGAAATGGGCTTGGACATGAACTCTGTGTATGCACGCCGAGAGTATGGTGGTGAATGGATATACGACGAAGACCTTCTGCTATATCCTGAGTTCCATACATATGATCCAAGAGAAGCTTATCCTAACTATAATATTGATATGATTCTGTTTGGTATTGACTACGGTGTATCTGACTCTGACGCACTAGTAGGCATCGCTTGGGATACAGCTGGACGTCGTGGCTATGTATTCCATGAAGATAAGTTCAGTCGTCTTGACATCAAAGACAGGACCATCTCTCAGCTGCAGCATCTTGAAGGTCAGGTTAAGTATGCGTGGGGTAGAGCCTTGGAGTTCTTCCCAACGCTTAGTCCCAAAGAAGCTAACAAAAGAATCTTGTGGGACGCCGATGACAGTGACCAGAAAGTATCTGACCATTTCAATATGAACATACGTCTTGATGAATATCCTGATCTACGTCTGAATATACAGAATGCGCATAAGACAGGCAAGACGATAATGTTTGATAAGATTCGTGACCTTCTCAGGACAGCTGGACTCCTTCTTATAAAGGATGGAAAAACAGCTAATGAGTGTGAAAAGACAGTCCTTAGAAGAGGTCCAAATGGTCAGATATATCCGGAGGTAGACATGAAGGTGTACCATCCAGATATTCTTCCTGCATTGCGTTATGCTCTGTGGAATGTAATCGGTGAAGAAAGTGCACCGAAACAAGGAACGTAAGTATGAGAAAGAAGAAAATTAAACAGCCGTCTTTTATTCGACAGGCTTGGGATATCTACGTTGAACGACATAAGACTCGTAAAGCGCTGAGACTCTTAAGCAAGCAAGAATGGTCTGTTGAGTTTCTCACTGCGATGTTGCTTAGGGCAGCGAATTTAGCTCATCAGCCTTTAGAGATGACTATCACGAATAATAACACATCTATAAGGATAAATACTGTTGACAATATAGACTCGCCGTATCGCGACGATAGTATTTTCAACCATCTCGATGACAATCTTAGAGTAGAGCAGTTCATAGCGAGTGTGAATAAATGACAAATAAACAAGCTCTAAAAATCTATGACGATTATCTTCCTCAAATACTTCATGTTATTCGTCAGTACTATAAAGACTTGCCAGTAGACGAGGGTGAAGACGCTAACTTTTTTGGTGAGTATGCAACAAAGCAAAAGTTAAGAGAGATGAGAAACGATCCTCTTCAAGAGAAACACGCGAAGTCTATGACGTCTCAGAACATTGATGCTCTAAGTGAAGAAGAGTTTATACAGACTGAAATTATTGAAGCGATAGCTTCGAAGATCGCTGATCGTTCTAATGGAGAGCTTAGTGAAGAAGAAGCTATAGAGCTTCTTAAACATGCTCTTAATGAACGAGCACTGGAGGAGTATCTCGATGAACTACCTGAATACTTATACCGTGGCACCAATGAGGAGGTAGACTTTGAGAAAGAAGGATTTGAAGGAGTCGAAGAAGAGTATCCTGAAAGAGATGACGCGTCGCCTACAGGCAAAGTGGTCTTTGTATCTTCAGAACCCTCTGTGGCGTCGTCCTATGCTCGGAAAGATAAATTTGATCGTGCAGGTTATTTGCCTACTAGTCATGGTGATTTTGTTTATCGTATTAGGACACAGGGTCTAGATCCCTCTCTATTTAAGAAAGATGTCGGAGCTACTCATGATGAATTAATGTATGGGCCACAGTATCGCTATAACAGTTCTATACCTCAAGAGCAGATCACTATTGTAGATTCTAGTGGTACAGAGAGAGTGGTACCTCGCATAGAGAAAATATCTTACTTAAGTGACGCCTTATGTAAGGACATAATTTTTCCACCTCATATCATTGATGCGATAAACAAGAGGTTCTAAGATGATAACAGCAGCTAATTACCAAAAAGACAAAATCTCTAAGCTATATGTGCCTGGTCGTTATCCTGGAAAAAATAATGACGAATGGGTTTTGCCTGAAGAGATACGCACAGACTATGCGAAGCTTAATTCTATTATAGAAACAAAGTATACCAGAGAGTACCTGAAGATTTGCGCGTTCTATAATAAAATACTTCCTACGCTACGTTCTGGTGGCTACGTCACTTCTTCTTATAACGTGCCTTCATTCACGACGATGGACCAGGAAAGAACTGATACTGGAACAGGCATGTCAAGTAATTACTTGAAGCAGATAATTGACCAGGTTGTAAGTCGAATAGGTACTGTTACTTTCGAGCCTACTCTCATAGCTGATGTGCCTACACTAGAATACATCGTGTATAAAGACGAAGTTGAACGCCTCATGCGTAAAGCTATACGCAATGAAAAAATAAACCGTATGTGTATGGAAGTATTCCATGACGCGTCTATTGTATGTTTCAGTCATGTGTTTATCGACCCGATTACGCATAAGCCTGTAAAAGCGAATGACTACGAAGTTGGCATGTTTGAATCTCAGTTCACTTCTGATGATGTTAAGCAGATGTTATATCGTAACTATAAGTTCCCAACTACGTCTTTAGCGCCGTATTTAGCTAGAGAAGACGACGCGCTTAAACAAACTCTCTTAGATGAGATAGACAACAAAGATAGCGTAGACTTCAAGATGTACTTTGATTGTCCTGAGAAAAGAGTGATCATCACGATCAACGGTAAAACACTAAAAGAGGTTAACTATCCATTTGATACTGTACAAATGGTCACTTTTGGCTGGGACATCGGCTTTAGCAAGGTTACCGCGTCCTCTCTGTTTGACTTACTTTATCCTACACAGAGAGAGCTTAATAAGGTTAACGCAAAAATACAGCAGCTTATACGTATGTATAAAGGCGCTGTACCTGTATTCAATAATGACGTAGACCTCGCTATGAAATCTATCTCAAATGGTTCTGGTGAAGCTCTGTACGTTGACTCTTCAAGACCAATAGACTCTTTGATGACTGTTATAAACCCAACGCCAATTGACGCACAGCTATCTGCTACAAAAACAGAACTAAAGACCGAGATGTATGAGCTCGCTGGTTTGCAGCAAGTCTCATTCGACATGGAGAATATGAGAAGCGCGGCAGCTGTTATTGCTATAGACCAGACTAGAGACACCGTGTTCCAAGCTCAGTTAGATGGTATCAGTCGTTTTGTGTCTCAGCTTTTTAGAACCATAGTGAACTATAACGCAGAAGTGTTTAAGGATGAAGACTCTTCAATGAGTTGGGCTGACGTTAAGAAGCTAGTAGACGAAGCAGAGGTAGACCTTAAGCCTGTTACGATAACGTCGCCTCTTGGTAATAAGAATGAAGCATTGAAAGAAGAACCTGATTATAAGCAGATGAGTGTTGCTCGTACGATTACACGTGTAATTAAAAATGAAGTGTCTTGGGATACTGTATCTTTTGCTGTAGACAAAATGTCTCTTAAGATGATGGCTGCTATTACGATAGTTAAGTTTGAAGCTCTAGGCATTGAAGTACCTGACTCTTTACAGAGATTTATAATCAGTGCCTTTATTGAAGATATACAACTAGGCTTAGTAAGCTTAGTAGGAGATGATAGTGGACGAATCTCAGAACTTTAACATACCTTTAGACTCTCCTCTTGACATCAATAAGTCAGACATGCTTGTTAATGTTAAGCAGCCGAAGTTCTCTTTCAATAGACAGAAGCTGCTTGGTGGCGTTTTACAGACGTCTGTTCGTTATGAAGATGACGGCTATTTCGCTGGATGGTGGCGGCATAACTTTGACTTAATTTCTATAGGCGATAACTCTATTCGACCGAACTTGTATGGCTTAGACGACATAGAAGATTTGCCACAGATAATTGAGCTTGAAGCTCGTAATCTTGTTATACACAACAGAGAGACTTCTCGTGGTGTTCCTTTTTATGTACTACAAGAAAGACAGACAGGCCTCAAGTTTTCATTTGCTCTTGAAGACTGGGCGTACTGGTCTACTGGATTTCCTGTAACAGGCCTTGGCTTTCAAAGGCTCAACGATACTGATATACGTATAGTAGGTCGTACTCAGAAAAATGTACCTTTTTCACTAGACGTAGATATATACACTGGTGAAGTAAAGTCAACATTGCCTGTCGCTCCTACTGATGAAAGTCTTTTACCGACTGTTCTTTTTGAAGACGACTCTCTTCATGTCATTGTAAGTAGAATACTCGAACCTAAAAATGACTGGTTCATATACAGAGCTAACTCGCCTTTAATTATCAGTGGGAACACTCTCAGCTATGAAAGAAGAGAAGACGTATCTATATGGGGAAAAGGCTTAAGCAGTTCTGGTGAATTTAAGCTCACAGACGATGGTGTATTAACATCTATAGGTGAAGAATTTTCAATTAAAGACTACGAAGTAGTAGACGCAGGCACCTTAAAAGAGCGTGTTCTTGCTACAGGTATGAATAATACTGAAGCTGATCTTGTTGCGACTATTGAATACGATGAAGTTTGGACATCTCTTAAATACTCTGACGTAGAACCTTTGAACGAATTTATAGGTAATGCTTCAAGTAACACGAGCATGAATAAACAGACAGTAGCTACGCATGCTACAAATGGAGATGGTACATACTATGCTGAGATAGATATAGCTCACGGATTGCCTATTTGGTACAGCTATGCTGTCAAAGGCATCAGTATGTATGTATCTAACAGCAGTGTAGATGCTTTCCAAATAACTCTTGACACTAAAGATTGCTCTCATGAAGTGTTGCTGCCTTCAAGTGTACCAGCAGCTCTTCCAAGTTCGTACGTCAAATGGCAGGTTGGGCGCGCTAAAAAAGGTGACGTAATAACAGAATGGTTAGACTTTGGCACAACTGCCTTTCTCATAGACATACCTAAAGATGTACACTATATTGTAGCTATTCGATGTATTTCTCAGAGCAGTAACTTTATTGTTCCTGCCAATGAAGCTTGTGTTACTTTGTCTCACGAGTTTTATATAGACTCAGAAGCTACAGCGACAAATTTGTATAGAGAGTCTTCTCACTACAGTGTGTATGATCTTAACGTATTAAAAGACGTCGAAGTCTCTAGCTATGAGTCTAAGTATCATAGAATGTTGAATAAGCTTAACTATAAACAAGACATGAATCTTGCTAAAAGGAATAGAGTTAGCAGTTCAGACAGAATCTCAGAACTATACGTACCTGTGTGTATTCTTGGTTACGCGTTCTACAGAATAAGGCCTACACAATCTCCAGGGCTTATTTCTTCAAATGCGAAAGCTTTTGAAGTAATAACATTGACTCAGCGAGAAGCTTCTTACCCGACCTGCATACGTATAGATAACAAAAGCTCAGGTTATTTTAGCACAAACTTCGTTAAACCAGTATTAGCGTCAGTTAGTACAGGCAATAGTCTCAATGAACAAATAATCTCTGTTGCTTTAGAGTCATTAGAAGGGTCTTTACCACTATATATTACTAATGTACCTGAAAATGCTGTAGATGATGACGGTAATAGAATAGTGTCTCCAGGTATGTACCCTGTATGGACTATCACAGGCGACCGTTCCCCAGATGCGCCGTCTAACTTTTTAGCTACTTCAGAGGAAGTGAAGCCTTTTTATCCTTCTCAAAGTATGGGTACAGTATCTCATATAACAGGACTAGTCACGATATCTAAAAAGATAGTTGACGTGTCATTTAGTACTGAGTATAAACGGTCTTTATACAACACAAACATTTTTGATAGACTTGAGCCTTCGTTTTATGTGACTGAGCTATATTCAGGAGGGTCTACTCAAACATTAAAAATCTACTTAGACGCAGGTAAGAGAGAGTACGTATCATTCACGTTTAATGTTTCATCAGGCTTTACTAATAGTGTAACAACAGAGCTATCCACGTATGAAAATAGTAGAAATGTAACGCCAGCTTATGACGCTCAAATACAAAAACTTGTTGTAACTCTAAAGTCTTTAGAAGAGTTTCCTTTAGTATTCTGTCCTGCGTTTATACACAGTGTAAGTGGCTTTACTACACCAGATTTACATATACTCTCTCAAACGAGAGACGTCGTAGAGTTGTCTCATGGTTATGGGCAGATTGATTTAGCTTTGTCTAATCTACACAGTTCTAGAGAAGTATCATTTATAAATGTTGAAGACGTGTCTGCTGATGAGGGTATAGACGTCATGTATAGACTTGACGAAGATTGCAATCTTTTTGTCACTACAGAAATACAGTCGATAACAAATACTTCTTTTAGAATAGATGAAAATGGTAATATATACGTGACATCTGAAAACTCTGACGTAGAGTATGACGCAGACACTGAAGGTGATTTTTACGCTCGTAGTGACGTATACACTATTGTAAAAGAAAGTAATCTCAAGTTTACTTCTTCTCGTTACTACATAGCAGAGAACAATACGGCTTCAGTACGCTTGATACCTCAAGGTATTTTTCAACGGAAAGGTGACGGCATTGTCAGTGGCCCTCGTAATGTCAGCTTTAATGAAGATGAAGAGTATTGGCATGTAGCATTCGATCTCCCAGGAACAAACACAGGCTCTGAAGTAGAACCAAACTATCTTTATGACGATCATAGAGTAGCTCATGTAGATAAAGAGACTAAGCTTAATTTGCTATATGAGACTAAAGACATACGTGATAAGTCAAGTCCAAAGTCTATATACAAGAATGATCTCACAGGAATGAGGCAGTTTGTAAAGCAGTTCTGGTCTAATGATGATGATACTGAAAACTACTGGTGGATTAGTCAAGACTACGTGCTCGAGAAAACTCAAGACGAGCTTGTTTTATGGAAGAAGAACGTAGACGAAATAGACGATTGGATGGGTAACAAATGGTCTGTGTACAAGCACGGCCCTCATCAGAACTTTTTTGGCATAGAAGATATTTATTACGCTGTGTCAAATGCTAAGGAATCGTATCCAGTACTATACAAACTTCAAGCATCGCACAACTACAGCATGAATACAGGCTCTATACGAGTGCTCTACATGAGTCTGGACCCCACTACACTGCAGCTTATTGACTTTAATAATCCTGAAGGTTTTTGGCAGTCGACTAATATCGACGTAATCACTCTGCCTTTTGGAGAAGTGCTACGCACAGGTCAAATCTCTGCTTTTATTGAGCTGAATCCAGCTTCAATAATCAGCTCTTCAAGCATAAGTTCTACTGTTGTAAACGACGTGTTCATGCTAGGCTTCGCGTATAGTAGAGGCTTATTACAGTGGACTATCCGCTTCCAGTCATCAGGTGCATATGACATAGTCAATGGTTACGGCTGCGTTGGTCTTGATGGCAGCCTTACGGGTGGCCAGATACCTGTATTTTCTTCTGGGCCTAATGGTTTTAGTGAAGTAGTGTATGATATCAAAGACTTAGAAAGTTTTGAAGCACGTCACATAACAAACGAGCCTAATGCCACAGCCTCTATATTGCCTAACAGGTGCTATGGTTCAGGTTCTACAGTATGGTTTGTGTACAATCAAGTTAGTGGTATAGTTTCTCATTATACTTGGGAAGACAATAGACATGTGGCTCAAGAACTCAGTCTAACGTCTAATGCTTTACGTAGGTATGAGTCATCTTCTTTCCAAGCCAATGGCTTGTTTGACTTAGTACTACCACCACTGTCATTTGGTAACCTTATGGAGTCTTTATTTGACTCTAAACCTCTACGTATAATAGCAGACATAATGCTGCCTTTACTTTTCTATCTTGATCTAAAGTATGTCATGCTGTCGTACATTAATCACAGCTTTGGCCAGTACGCTTACACGTGGAGAAACTCTACTAAAGACCACTTACCAGACGGGAAAACTGACCAAGATATCAAGTTCCTTGTAGACAAGTATACTCAAACATTTGAGCAGTCTGCTGATAAAGCTAGTGCCTGGGTATCTATTATATTGAAGTCTGTAGAGTTTGCAGACTCACAGCCTACTGAGTATAGAGCAAATCCCGCTCAGAATCAAATGTCTACGGATGATAGTAAAGGTCGTAAGTTTAGCCAGTTCTTTATAGACAATGTCACAGACTCTATCATTGATGGCTTGATTTCTACAGGCTTCAATATCTCTATGAAATCGACTATTTCTCAGTCATACACGTTAGATATGTTCTACTCTATAAGTGACAATTGTCAGTGCTTTGCTGGGCCAGGCTTCGTTAACCATAACTTTATCGGACAGTGTGTTGCTCAAGCTGTCACAGACACTCAGCTGATAGGCAAACGTGTTGGATACTGGTGTACTCTTAAGACTCTTACAGAGGTCGTAGTTGCTTTTAAGGTTGCTGTATTTGAAGCTGTACAGAGAATACTGTTGAGCACCGCAGATAAATGGACAGGTGCTACTATCGGCTCAATGCCTGGACCAATTATTAACATCGGTAGTGTAGTTGGTACAGCGTTAACCACAGCTGCTGGTGTTATGAATGCTCTTATTGTCGTAAATAAACAAGGACTTCGTGTTATAGGACAGCTAGCTGACGCTGTTGGACCTTCTACGGGTAAAGCGTACAATGCAGGTACTCTGCAACCGAAGACTGTCGGCATGTCTATTGAAGGCACTCACACGTACGGCAATAAGCCAATGAACTTTTTCTGGCCAGCTTTTGGTATTTCAAAGCCTGTTCGTTATACGAATGAAAGAGTCGATGCTCAAGGTGATAGTAATGAACAAGACATATCTTTTACTGGCTGTGAGCATGAAGTGTTTTTTAACAGAACTTCTGGCTGGTCAAGAGGCTTTAGTAATGAAGCTTTCTTAAAAGGTAAAGGCCGCCTGCCTATGAAAGGCAAGATTAAGTCTGTTAACATCAAGTGTAGAGGCGTATCTACAGAAGCTATAGCTCCAGAGAACATGGCTGTAGTAGAAGGAGCCAAGTCGTTCTTATCTCCTGATTTGTTTAAGAATGAACAAATAGGAGTATCACCAGCTGTCTTTGCCCCGCCGCCGATACATGACTATATGCTAGACTCACAATGGCTTCTTGGAGTCACAGCTAGTGGTGGTGAGATTATCTGGGTAAGCTGTGATGATACGAAGCTTATAGATGGGCCGCCTTCTAATATAGTCATATCGCCTACATTCTGTGGCATAGCGTCCTCATATGTAGCTATGGAAATAAAGAGTCTTTACGATCATGCTTACTTGCGACCATACGCTGTAACGCCTCAAGCGATAGCTTTGAACATCAATAAAATGAACTGTGTACAAAACGCGTCTGTGTACCATGGCTTTGATGGACAAGGTAATCGTATAGTGAAGTGGTCAGGTGGCTCTGGCATGGACAAAGCTGTTTTATATCAGCAGTATCAGTTCCAGGTTAACGACCACTTCAAGAGAAGTAATATCTTGCCGCCATCTCAATTCTTCGGCATCTTTGAAGGCCCTCCTTCTATTGCTATGCGGTCTCTTTCACCAGGGGAAAGAGTAGCGAATCTCATTCAATCTTTTGCTAAAAGAGAAGGCCTTGAAAATGACGTTCCTGGTGAGCAGAAAGATCTGCAGCGGTTCAGTATCCCAGTGCATAGTTATCAACTGAGTACTCTTCCTGCAATGGTAAGAATGCTAGCTCCTTATAAGCTGCATGTTGTTGAAGGTATTACGTCTCTGTGTACAGACGTTAGAACGACACAAACACAATATAAGGCGCCAAACTCAATAGACTTCAACATATACGCAAAGCCTTACAGAGCTACTGACGAGTTCTTGTGTGAGCTTAATGCTCAAGATGGAGTAATAGCTGTACAAGACATTTGCGCTACAGCAGGCTTGACGTTTATAGGTGCAACTACAAGAGAAGCTTTCTTCTTTTCTCCAGCTACTCGTATGTACTATTCTTTCTCTGATGGTCGTGAGATAAGAAAAGTTGATATCATGAACCGCTTCCTCGATCTTAAAGAAGGTCGTTGGGACTACGTTAACCAAGAAGTTATCTTCAAAGCTTTACTCAGTGAAGATGAGACGATAGTCGTACGACTAGATAGAGATGTTCTTGGTGAAGTATTTCCACCGAACAAGACCATTTACTCAGAAGAGTCTGGCTATAAGTTGTTGTCTATGGCTGGTGGCCTTGTGTATCAAGGACCTAAACGATTTATCGTCAATCGTTTTATAATCCTTGACTACATGATAGAAGACATTGTAAAATATAACCGTCGAAAGTTCAGTGTGATATTCCCTGAAGAATATGATAGAAAGAACTGGAGAAGAGTGTCTCGAGACTTCTACGATCAGAAACGAGACTACGGCTGGGAGTACTATGACTTCTTAAACTACTTCGATGTAGTTAGAAATGATCTTGAAGACTCGATAATCGCTCCTTCACCATGGTATGCAATACATGGCTGGACGCATAATCCAAAAGGTCTTGTTACAACAATGCTAGGCATAGACGATATAACAGACTGTAAGTTTGAATGGTCTGTCACATTCGCTTGGACAGAGCAGATGGACAAGATATATAAACAGAATGAGTATGCTACTGTCAATATGAGAGCAGAGACAGTCACACAAGGCGGCACTGTTCTTAGTGAAGTAACAAGAGTGTTCTTATTCAAAGAGTGCTTTACTCGTTCAGATAACGCAGGTTACTACACTTTCAGATTCCAATCTAATAATGGCACTGGCAATCGTGAGAGACTGTATCTATGGGGTGATGGCATTACAGCTATACAAGATCTTCGATTAGCTTGCAAAGATATTACGTCTAGGCGCACGCAGCCTCTGCATACGCAGGTAGATGTACAGGATTTGACTGAGCTATAACTGGTACATTCATAAAGGTTCTATTATAGAGTATAATTAACTGTAAGTAGGAGAACTATGACTACAAAAACAAAACCAACAAAACCAGGTACCACTGTCGGACAAAAGCTAAATGGCTTTATGTGGAATGGTCGTAAGTGGGTAGAAGAAAAAATACAGCCTCTGCCTCGACAGTCCGTAGTTGGACGTATCATGTCTACAGCTACGCCACAGCAAATCATTGGTGGAGTGCAAAAAGGTGATACAACTGCCGCTGCGTATCAGAAAGAACTCGCAGCAAGGTCATCTAAGCATGCTGGACGTGTTGAAGCAGACGAACAAAAAGCTCGCCAGAAAGCTGGTAGAGATTTTCGTGTTGAAGCAGACAAGGATGCTGCAGCAAGGGCCGCTTCAGAGTATAATCAAAAAATGTCTCAGATATCTGGTGCTGCAGGTGGTGGCGCTGCAGCTCTGGCTTCTATGAACGTAAAAGACCCTACAGCTACACTACAGACTCATATGGCTCGTCAAGATGAGCAACAGATGAGAGCTGAAGACTTAGCCTCTCAAGCTGAAGCAGAGAGACAAGAATCTGTACGTCGTCAATTCGAAGCAGAGAGACATAATGAGATAGCTAGAGATGAGTCACAGCACAACTTAGCAGCTCGTAGTTTATCTACAGCGACGTCTGTAGAGCCGGCAGTTTCAAAAGACCCTGAAGAAGAAGTAGTAGTAGAAGAAGAAGAGACACCTGCAGAGCCAGAGCCAAAGTCTCCACAGATTCAGGATGTACAAGCTGTAAGAAGAGCTAACAATGCTGTTGGTGGCATTCGTGGTATTGTCTCTGATGACGAGCTGCAACAGGAAATAGAGAACTTCTCAAAAGCTTTTTCAGAAGGAGATGAAGCTTGGAAAAAATACGCGGTTGACTTTAATACGAGATATCGTTTAACAGGCAAAAATGCAGCTAGTCTTTCTCGTACTGAGTCTACGGCTGGAGATTATGTAGGCAAATGGTCAGGAGAAACTGGAGAAATTGTTCCTCCAGACTCTCGTGTTAAACGTATT